GGCCGAATAAGGTATATAAAAGTAATGAAATTGATCCAATATTTTGTTATAGGCTATGACACGTAAATCTCCAGTTTTAGTAGTAACGGATCTTACCATGAACGAGTTGGTCCATTGTCCTTTTAATTTGTTATTGTTACGAGCAGATGAAACAACTGTCTTAGCATCTGTTCCGTCATCAAAGTCTCTGCCTATAGCACTATCACCTCTAAAGTCACCTGTAGCAGACATTGCAACTTCTGCGACTGTTTCTCGTTGTACAATGCCCATTTTAGTGAACTTTATTAAGTTGTCAATTTCACAGGCACTTAGGTTTAGGTATGGTGCAAATTCTCGAACCATTCGTACATCATATTGTACAGCGTTATCTGTTGTAGCCATTGTTTCTCCTATTTGAGGTTAATTGGACGAAAATTTCGTCCAGTTTTTGTTTGCATTGCCTAACTAATAATATCATTATACAGCATAGAAAAAATAAGTCAACCTTTTTTTTTAAATAAACAAACTGCTAATTGATTCCTCATTGGTTACACGTCTAATAGCTTCGCCAAATAAATTTGCTACACTCACCTGCCTTACCCTACAACCATCTTCACAGTGATCTGCAATCGTATCAGTGATAACTAGCTCAGTTAAAACGCTCTCTCTTACCCTAATACAGGCACTACGACTTAATACACCATGTGTAATGTAGGCCTTTACATCAATTGCACCTGCATCCATAATGGCTTTTGCAGCATTGCATAATGTACCTCCACTGTCTACGATATCATCTACTAGGATAGCATGTCGACCTTCCACATCTCCTATTAAATGCATTACTTCACTCTTACCTGCTGCAGGTCTACGCTTGTCAACAATAGCAATGTTACCATGGAATGCGTCTGCAAACTTACGAGCACGGACAGCACCACCTGCATCTGGACTTACAAACACATATTCACTACTGTCTTTTTGATGTTCCTTAATATCTCTTGCAAAGATAATCCTGCTAGTAAGATCATCAACAGGAATGTCAAAGAACCCTTGTATCTGTCCGGCGTGTAAATCCATAGTCAGTACACGATCGGCACCTGCTGTCGTAAGTAGGTCAGCAACTAGTTTTGCTGTAATCGGTGTGCGGCTTGCACTCTTACGATCTTGTCTAGCATATCCAAAATAAGGTACAACTGCTGTAATGCGTTGTGCAGAACTACGTTTAGCTGCATCAATCATAACCATTAGTTCCATTAGGTTATCGTTGACCGGAGTGCTGGTAGATTGGATTATAAAAACATCTTCTCCTCGGATATTTTCTAAGAATTCTACAGAAGTTTCTCCGTCTGCAAATCTATCAATCTTGGCTGGTACCAGTGTGCTAAAACTATGTTCGGCAATAGCTAATGCTAGAGAACGATTTGAATTTCCTGCGATTAGTTTCATTGTTTCTCCATGGAATTATTAATTTATTATAACTGTGTTAAATAAAAAATCAACTATTTTTTTAATATAAATAAGATTAATATGAATAGATTGTTTTTACATGATTAAAAAAATTGCTATAAAAGGTTTTACTACCATAAATAGATCTTTTGGTAACTTTGGTATTTACAATATTGATTGTGCAAAGCGAGATTTATTAAATCATTTTTATACAAGACGAGGCACAAGAGTGATGATGCCTACATTTGGTAGTATAATACCTAATTTAATATTTGATCCTCAAACTGAAGAAACTGAAGATTTAATAAATGAAGATGTAAGAAGAATTGTGTCTTTAGATCCTAGATTTAATTTAAATGATATAGCAATAGATAGTTATGATAATGGATACAATGTAAATTTAAATTTAACCTATGTTCCTACACAGGAATTAACAGATTTGACTATAAACTTTGATACAAGATCAGAAAATGCAAGGGAATTATAAATGGCTGTAAGTGTAAGACAAAATTATTTGTTTGCAGCAGAAGATTATCGAATAGCTTATGAATCTTTTAGTAATGCAAATTTTAAAAGCTATGATTATGATGGTATAAGAAATGCTTTAATTGATTATATTAGAAATAACTATCCAGAAAATTATAATGATTGGATAGAATCTAGTGAATTTGTGGCTATTTTGGATCTAATTGCTTATGTTGGTCATTCTTATGCTTTTAGAGTAGACTTAGATAGTAGAGAAAATTTCCTCGCAACAGCTGAAGGTAGAGCAAATGTACTTAGACTAGCTAGACAACTAGGATACACACCTAACAGATGTATTCCAGCACAGGGTTTATTGAAAATATCAAGTATTAAAACAAATCAAGTTATCTATAATAGTGAAAATGAAAATCTAAGTGGAAAAATTGTTTCCTGGGAAGATCTAAATGATGAAAATGCTTATAATAACTTCATTACAATTATAAATGAGGTAATGACAAGTACTAATAAATTTGGAGACCCCTATAAATCAGGCAGTGTTGATGGTATTTTAACACAAACATATAGAGTAAACAGTGATTTAGATAAAGAAGATATTGTTAAAAGATTTAGTGCGACAGTATTAGGAAATTCAGAAACTTTTGAAATAATTAATCCGGATTTTACTGATAAATTATATTTTTATGAAAAAGATCCTAATCCAGATAGCAGTTTTGATTTAATTTACCGTAATGACAGTAATGGTTTATCTAGTATCAATACTGGATTTTTTCTAATGTTTAAGCAAGGAAATCTTAATAATCTAGATGTATTAATAGAAGATGCAATAGAAAACAGAGTTGTAGATTTAGATATAACCAATATTAATGAAAATGATATATGGGTACAAAGTATTAGTAATGATGGCACAGTTACAGATAATTGGACAAAAGTTGATAATTTGGTTGGTAATAGCGTAATTTACAATAATATTAACAGAGGAATTCGTAAAATATTTCAGGTTATCACAGGGGATAATGACACTATTAGTGTAAAATTTGCTAATGGGCAGTATGGTGATATACCTGTGAATTTATTAAGATTTTGGTATAGAACTAGCTTGAATGAAACATATCTGTTGCATCCTGATGATGTACAAGATATAGAAATAACAATTCCCTATATAGGAGTTGATGGTTCTAGTTATAATGCAATTGTAACAGCAAATTTAGAATATACTGTTACAAGTGCGACTGCAACAGAAAGTTTGGAAAGTATTAAATTTAATGCACCCTTGGTTTATTCTAGTCAAAATAGAATGATTACAGATCAAGATTATAGTGTATATCCTTTAAGTATTAGTAGTGCAATAGTAAAAGCTAAGTCAATAAACAGGACTCACAGCGGTCATAGTAGATATTTTGATTTGTATGATCCTACTGGTACCTATAATAATTTAAATATATTTGGAGAAGATGCTTATATATATGAAGAATATGTTGCAAGAAGAAAAACACTTAGTACATCAAGTACGCTTACTAGTCGTGTAATAATGTCAACAATAATAAAAGATCTATTAGAAGATGCAAATACAAGAAACTTTTATTATGAAAAATATAATCCTGCAGGTACTGCATTAGACAGAGATTTTTTAAGTGCAGCAACTTCTATATCTTGGAGTAGTGTATCAACAACAAATGCTAATAGTACAGGATTTTTTGCTGTTCCAAGCAGTTACGACAATACTACAAACGAATTTACTATAGCAAAAGAAATTGGAGAAACTACAAACATATCTCCATATATGTATTTAAGAATAGGCACTATAATTAGGTTTGTTTTACCTAAAACAGACGATGGTTTAAATTTAGATTGGACAAATGACACAAGAGAAGTTATATATGCAAAGGTTGTTAGTATTCAAAGTAAAGGCTTAGGAGTATTTGGAATTACAAATAACGAACCTAGTGGAAAAGATAGACTAGGAAATGGTGTTGTAGCATTAAGTGAAAATATTCCCAATGGATCACGTATAGATTTAATACTTCCGCCTTTAACCAGTGAATTTGAATCTACTTTAGAAGATAGTATTATAAATGCCTTAAATGCACAAAAAACTTTTGGGTTGCGATTTAATTGGTTGTTACCTGGTTGGGAATTTATAGATGACACTGAAATAAGCAGTAAGAAGGATAGTTTTAGTTATCCTGGACCAAGTGTTCCTGCTAATGATGATGCAAGTTGGTTATTAAGAATAGAGGTAGTAGGGGATATATGGGAAATTGTAACTAGACAACTAAGGTATGTAATTGGTAGCGAGACAGATGTAAGATTTTTTAACCAAAATTTTAATAGGATAAGCGAAAAAAGTACAAAAAAACCCAAGCAAGATATATTAAACATATTAAAAATTAATGATAATTCTACTGGCACAGGTACTTTAAACACAGATTTTAAATTTAATATAATTGATTACTTTACTAGTTCTGATGGCTATACAGATCCTACAAAAGTTATTGTTGTTCCAGCAGATCAAAATTTAGATTTAATACCTGATAATCCTTATGCGTTTAGAGATTTAGTAGCAAGTAATTTAATTTATTTTAGACAAGAAACTACAAATGATAGAACTTTTAATTTTATTAGTGAAGATATAACAGACATAGTTAAATCAGGAAGAGCTAATTTAAAGTTTAATTGGAAACATTATGTAGAAGATAATGATACTGTAGATCCAAGTCCCAGCAACATTATAGATATGTACTTGTTAACAGATAACTATAACAAGCAATACAGAAGTTGGTTAAAAAATGATGGTAAAAGTTATACTATGCCACTTCCGCCAACAAGTTTAGAATTATCTGCTTTATTAACTGGAATTAATGATGTAAAAGCTACTAGTGATTTAATAGTTTATAAATCTGCTGAATTAAAACCTTTATTTGGAGATTTTGCGGATCCTGAGTTACAAGCAAATATAAAAGTTGTTAAGATTCCAGGAGCAAATTATAGCGATAATGAAATTAAAAGTTTAATAGTTAATGCCCTAGAAGAATATTTTGATGTTAAGAACTGGGATTTTGGAGAGACATTTTATTGGACTGAATTGAGCGCTTATTTGCATCAAGAATTAAGTGGAATTATAGCAACTGCTGTAATTGTGCCTATCGATGAAGCAAGTAGTTTTGGAAAACTATTTCAAATTTCCTGTGAATCTAACGAATTATTTGTAAATTGTGCTACAGTAAAAAATGTTTTTGTTGTTGATAGTATTAATGATTTAATTTTAAGGGCTGTTTAATATATGGCAAAGTTACCTGCAAAAGCGAAAAAAATAGATAATAAAACTATACCCTTCGAAAAACCTAACAAAAAATTTAGCAATGTAAAACTACTACCAGAAGTTTTACAAACTGATAATAACAGACAAATTATATCAACAACTTTAGATAACCTCACAAGCAAAGGTAGTTTAGAACAAATAAATGGATATGTAGGTAAAAAACAAGGAGGATATTATGATCCTAGTCAAGATAGATATCTAGAAGACAATGACTTAAGAAACAAGTATCAATTTAGTGGTAGCCCTGTTAGCTATGATGAAGAAAATATTTATAGCACTCTCACACTTGATGATTTAAAATTAAGTTTAGAAAATCTAGATGCTAGTACAAATAACTGGAATACTCAATTAGATGTACAAAGCTATACTTTTAGTCCGCCGTTTAATTTAGATAAATTTACTAATTATTTTAGTTATTTTTGGATAGATGATCCAATTTATATTAACGTAAATTCTGTTGATTTATCTGTTGTAGTAGGAAAAATTAGTGCAACTATAAATGGTATAGATATCAAAAACGGAATGTGTTTTAAGTTTACTACAAACACAGGTTCTGTAAGCACAGTTAATCTAAGAGGAGATAATTTTCAGAGCGGTGTAATTTATACTGTAAAAGGCGTAGGAGAATATATAGAATTTATACCTTATACTTCTGATGACAAGCAAAGTTTATTTGTAAGTAGTGCAGAGCAAAATGTTTTTCCAGCTCAATTTATTTGCATGGAAATAGGTGCTAAAAATAGAAATGCTTGGTCTAGAACAAATTTTTGGGTACACACTGATGTAATTAATGTTTATAAAAATCAACTAGTGTTTGACAATAGTACGGTTTACACAGAAGGCGACTGGGTATATGCTGATAATATTTTTTATAAAAAAATTACATCTACTATTGCGGGTATACCTGTAAGTGATACCAGTAGTTGGGCTTCAAAATATGATTTATCGCAGGATTTTAAAAATATTCAATCACAACGACCTATTATAGAATTAGATAGTAGGTTAGAAATGTATCAAGCAG